GCTTTCTTAAAAATGCTATTGAGAACGATGATATATGGATCCCTTCGAGGACTATTATTCATGAGTTATCTACATACGTTAGTGACGGTGGAGGTAAAACCGAGGCTTCTCCAGGCTATTATGACGATACAGTTATTGCTACGGCCATTGCTCTAGAAGTCTTAAGGACTCACAGAGATAAGCTGACCACTAACAGAATTCCTTTTACCCAAAGGTCTGGAACCTATCAACCAGATAACACCCAATGGATTTAATATATGACTCCCTATGTTAACAACAAAGCTACTACCCAAGATATCAAGAAGTACCTGAAGGATAATCCCGGTAGGTTACCTGAGAATAAAGATAAACAACAAAAGCAGGAACCTAACTTATCTGTTAGGTCTAATCGCAAGTAAGATCTCCTTGTGTGTGTATAAGCAGTTTTGTGGGTTTGTCTGCTAATAAAACAACCCTCATTACCATTCCTGTTTGATTGTCTCCTTTATCAGAAAAGAGAGAATGTATATGCCTAAGATGAAGAAAACCGAAAGGGAGATCCAGAAGATCTCTGATGAGGAATTAGTATCCCTAGTTGAGCAAGGGTTGCTTAACGCCTCAAATGACTGGTTAGCCGGTACTGCTTTAAGTGGTGAACGAGAAAAGAGTACACTAGAGTATGGGATGATCCCTACAGGTCACCTGTCACCCCAAGGTGTAAGCCAGATTGTTTCCTCCGATACAGTGGAAGCAGTAGAAGGCTACGTGGCCATCCTATCAGAATTACTGTTTGACAACAACAAACTAGCTAAATTTAACCCTAAGAGTAAGTCCCCAGCGGATTTCCATAGGGCTAAAGTAGCCTCCCAACTGACCAACTACGTTATCTTTAAGCAGAACGATGGTTGGAGTATCTTAAACAGCTGGGTTAAATCCTCCCTGATCTGGAAGAACACTATTGTCCGGTGGGGCTGGGTAGAAGATCACGAATATAAATTTGAAGAATTTGAGCAGATTGACCAGAACAGTCTGGATCTTATGCTGGCAGATGACGACGTCGAAGTCTCTGGTACACTGGAATATAGCCCAGAGGTTATTGAGATTGACGGGGAACAGACCTACGTCAACATGTATCATGACGTCAGGGTTCGCAGGAAGAAAGACAAATCTCGAGTCCGCATTGACTTAATCCCTCCTGAGAACTTCCGTATTAGCAGGGATGCAACAAACATTGATGATGCTGCTTTTGTTGGTATTGAGTCAGAACTGACTAAGTCTGAGCTCAAGAAGGCATATCCTGATGCTGATATTGATTGGGATGACCTAGGGACTGTAGGGTTAACTACTAAGCTCATTTCCTCTGAAGAAGCCACCCGTAAAGTCCTAACTGCTGTTGAAGCCACCTATCACAACAAACAGTTGGCTATTGATACAGAAGCTAACATCCCTATTCAACACGTTGAATGCTGGATGAAGATTGACCGGGATGGTGATGGGATTGCTGAACTCAAGCACATTGTCATTGTTGGTGGTCAGATTGCCCTAGAGGAAGACGCACAGAAGATCCCTATTGCATCTCTCTGCCCGTTTGAAGTCCCTCACGAGTTCATTGGGTTGTCAATGGCAGACATGATCCGTCCTAGCACTTTGGCTAGTACTGCCATCCTCCGTGGGTTCATTGAGAACGTCTACATGACGAACTATGCACCCAAGTTGGCTGACCCTAATATTGTGGATTTTGGTGCATTACAGAACTTGAAACCCAAGTCTGTTATCCCCACTATTGGTAATCCCCAGGCAGCAGTATTCCCCTTGACACCTGACACTATCAGCCAGGGTACTGTCCCTCTGATGGAATTCCTGCAGATCCATAAAGAGCAATCTACTGGTCTCTCTAAGGCTGCACAAGGTCTGAACGATACCCTGTATGTCTCTGGAAACAGTGAACAGAAAGTTAGCATGGTTCAAAGTGCTGCCCAAGTTCGCCTCCAGTACATGGCTCGCCGATATGTCGAGACAGGTCTCAAGAGGTTTGTCGAGGGTGTCTACACCTTAATGCGCGAGAAGATGACTACCGGCAAGGTAGAATTCTATGACGAGAAGGGTTATCTAGCCTCGGTGGATCCTGCTGAGTTACCTGATTGTGAACAGCTGATTATTGATGCTGACGTCGGTGGTTTCGGTAACACGGATATGCTCCGTAAAATGCAGTTAGTTGGCAAAGAGGTTATCCCTGCTTTGCAAACTGCCGGTGCCGGTGGTGCTGTCAACCCACAAGCAGCTGTGCATATTGCGGCTGAAACCATTAAGGCTCTGGATCTGGATCCCTTGGATTATCTGGTGGATTATACAACCCCTGAGTTCCAAGAACAGGCAGAACAAGCAAGGCAAGCAGAACAGCAAGCAACCGAGAAGAAGCGTCAGTTGGATGAGGAAATTACTAGGTTGGATATCCGACAGAGGGAAGCCACTATTGCCCTAACAAATATCCAGTCTAAGAACGCCATCCAAGATAACACGCGTCAGATGGTTATTGCCATGTCGAAGCACTATCAGGATATGATGAAGCTGTATATTGACGCCGCTAAAGAGGGTATTTCTATCCCTCAACCTGTCATTCCTTCTATTGAAGAAATGTGGGCCTTGGCAGTTCAGCATACGGCACAGGATGCAGCAGCTCCCTTAGGTTCTCCTCAGGTTGTTCTCCCTGAAGGTGGTCCGGCAGCTATGGCACCTCCTGCTGATACGACTTCGTCGCCATAAGGTACGACTTCAGCACCTGCCTGATTGTATTAAAACAATAGGTTAGCTGGCTCCTAATAGAAAAATTTTTATTTGGACCAGTTAGCCTATATACACAAGGAAATTATGGAAAAGTATAAGAAGGGTATTCACGAGAAGGCGAAACCCACAATTATGCCTGATGGTCGCAAAGTCATTGAGCCCTTTAAGGATGCTCAACGAGCTTTGGCTAGGGCAGCTTTTGCCGAAAAGATTAAAGAAGAGTTTTTCCAAGATGCTTATGAGGATATCCTCCTGAGCCTGTTTGAGCAGTGGCTTAAAACAGAACCCCATGCACAGAAAGAAAGGGAATACCTTTATCATTGTGCCTTAGCTTTGGGTTCAGTCAAAGCACAACTCATCCAGTTTGAAACCTACGGTGCTAATGCACAATACTTTAAGAAGAACCAAGAGGGTTCACAAGAGGATACTGAATAATGAATTTGGAACAAACTAAACTAGCTAAGGAAGTACTAACCAAGGCACAAGACCAGATTATCCGTGAGATTGCCGTATGTGGTAATAACGGTGGAGTTGGTCGAGCACAAAACTATGCTCCCATCTTGGTCAATCTGGATGCAGCGCTTACTATCCTGGACAATCTTATTGACCCGGGTGAAGCAAAGAAAGCTGCTGATGCCGAGCGCATGGCTAAAGTCCGTGCCGCTAAAGATACTTCTACTAAAGACTCGACTCAGAGTCTCGTTAAGGAATAACTATTATGCTACCACACCTCTCTACCTCGACTCCCGCCAGTAAGATCAGCCGTGCTGATTTCGAGCGGAGTGAGATGACTGGAAATAGTGACGAGTCGCAGATGCCTAGCCTCGATGACATTCTCCGTAATTCCCCTGCTGCCAAACTGATTGGCATTAAAGGGAATGATGACGAAGAATCTCTACCAACTGAGGAAGATGCGGAAGAGACTCCGGAAGAATCGTCTGAAGAAAATGAAGAAGTCCCTGAGACAGACGAGGACGCCGATGATGACTCAGATGAAGACAGCGATCAAGAGTCTACTGAAGAGGAAGAAGATGAGGATGACCAAGAGTCTACCCAAGATGCTGACCTTCCTGATGAAGAAGATATTGATTGGGAATACAAAGTACCTGTTAAAATTGACGGGAAAGTAGTCCACGTTACCCTAGAAGAAATTCGAAAGGGTTACGCTACTGATCAACATTTGTCTCAGAAGGGACGTGAACTAGGTGAACTAAGGAAACAACTAGAGACTGAACGCAAGACTAAATTGGATGAACTAGTCCAATTAGGTACTCTCCTGCAAACTGAACTCTCCTCAAAGGAGCAAGAGTTAGCAACAGAGTATCACAATCTAGCGGATCAGATTAAGAAGGCTAAAGCCGATGGTGATCGTTATACCCTCCAAGACCTCAAAGAAAAACAAGAAGAGGTCCAAGAGCAGTATCACGAACTCCGAAGCAAGCGGGAAGCTAACCTTCAGAAGATTGCCAAGCAAATTAGTGATAAGCAAGCGGAAGAAGCGCTGCAAATGCGCGAGAACTTTGACAAAGAGATTAAAGAAATCCTCCCGGAGTTCAACGAGAAGCTAGCTACGAGTATCCGCGAATTCGCTATTGAGCAAGGTATCCCTGAAGAACTACTGGCATATATTTACGATGCGCGTGTCGTTAAATTTATCAATGATTATCGGAAGCTTGCGAAGGCCAAAGATACAGGTGTCCAGAAGCGTAAAGCAACCCCTAAAGCCAAGAGTATTCCAACTAAGAAAGGCCCAGATCAGTCTGTGAAGACAAAGAGGGCTGAGAAGGATGCTCGCCAACGAGTCCTTTCTGGTGAAGCTTCTGAAGCAGAACAGAAAGAATTCCTCAAACGTATTTCCAAGGTTAGCCAAAAACTGTAAACTCTTCACTATATATATTAGGGTGATAAAAAGAAATGGCTACTACAACTTTCTCCTCAGGCGGTCCTAAGGCCGCTGCTCGTTCAGCTTCGGCTACGGGCAATGCCGGTAATGTCTCGGAACGCGAAGACCTTGCCAACCTCATCTCCATGATTTAATTAGAGATCCTTTGGTGGGTAACCACCATCGAAAACCAAGTGAATTGCTGGGAAACCTCCGTAGGGAGGCAATCAGCAGCCGAGCCTCGAAAGAGGAAGGTTCAACGACTATCCCGTTAGGGAGTAGGGTCGAAGTCGATCCGAAGCACTTGGCCCCTTATGTATAAACATGAGGGTGATGATATAGTCTGAACACAATAGTGATATTGTGAATGAGGAGTCATACTGAATGACTGGAATCTGTTATGTGTATTGGATACACAACAAGCTACAAACTGAACCTGATAAAGACGGTTATATTGGGATCACTAAAAACCTGAAAAAGAGATGTAGAGAACATAAACGATCTGCTAGAAAAGGCAGTAGTTACCCTGTTCATGCAGCTATCCGTAAATATGGGTGGGGTAATCTAAAGGTTGAAGTGTTATTCCAAGGTACTCTGGAAGAGTGCAAGACTAAAGAGATTTGTCTTAGACCAAAAGAACAAATTGGTTGGAATATATGTGCAGGAGGCGTGGTACCCAAGCAGCAGTCCCTTGAGAAACAGAGGGAGCATTGGGAACGAACCCTAAAGCACAGGGAACCAGCTAGGCACACAAAAGAATTCAAAGAAGAATTGACCAAGCGTAACCACAAGTATTTGTACACCATCTGGAGAGATGATGGCTACCGGGTTACCAATGTCCATCTTTGGGAATGGTGCAAAGAAAACAATATCAGGCAAAGTTGTATGCAAAGAGTGGCTACCGGAGAAAGGAGCCACCACAGAGGATATCATTGCCTGCGAGTAACGATCGCAGAGTAAACATATTTGTCTCGGGATGAAACTCCCTTTATGTCCTCGATTGGTCGTACTAAAGCGACCGCTATTCTCCACGAATGGCAAACTGACGAGCTGGCACCCCCTGCTTCAGGTGCTGTCGCTGAAGGCGTCTCGTACGCTACTCAAGCTGCTGCGCAAGCTGCTGAACCTTTCCGTACTCGTCTGGCTAACTACTGCCAGATTAACTCGAAGGTTATCAACGTTACTGGTACTAAACGTGCTGTCGATCAAGCCGGTGTTGCGGATGAATACGCCTACCAGCTGAAGAAGCGCGGTATTGAGATGAAGCGTGACCAAGAGTTTGACCTTGTTCATGGTTGGAAATCCTCGAATGGTGCCGGTACTCGTACCTTCGGTGGTTACCAGTCGTGGATGAACTACAACGTTGTCAACGCTCTGACTACTGCCAACGAGTACACTGCGCCTACCAATAAGGGTGCCGGTGTTGTGGGTGCCTTTACGACTGTCACTTCTGCTGACAAGAATCCTCTTCAGCTGTCGCACGTCGATTCGCTGATGCAGGAGATCTATGAGCAGGGTGGTAAAGCGACTAAGCTTATGCTTTCGCCTGCTAACCGTCGTGCGTTCTCGGCTCGTGCCCAAGCTGCTGGCTCTTCGACTAGCAACGCTGGTGATGGTAACGTCCGTCGTAACATCGACTCTGATGGTAAACTCCGTCAGTCGGTCGAGATCTACATGTCCGACTTCGGTGACGTGATGGTTGTCCCCAACTACATTATGGGTCTTGCTAACACTGCTGTTAGCGGTCTTGATGATGCAGCGGACTTCTCGGCTCTCCTGTATGATCCAATGTGGTTTGCATGGGCTACCCTTCGGCCAATGCAGGAAGTTGACCTTGGTCAGCTGGGTGACTCGATCATCGGCCAGATTGTGGAAGAAGGCACTCTTGAGTGCAAGAATCCAAAAGGTGCTGGTCTGATCATCGGCCTGTCGGGTGCTTAATAAGTAAATAACCTCTAGAGGGATTGGGAGAAATCCCTTTCCCTCTTTCTATTTTAGGATACATAAGCACTATGGAACTCAAGATCACTAATACAGATGGTTCCACCATCTACTCTGATGATGTCATTAAAGTGACCGTCAGTGCCGCGAACAAAATTACGGAAGTTATTTACGGGGCTACAACTGTTGCTGCCATTCCGGCGTACAACGGGGCTAACACAAAATACGAGGTCGGTCTACTAACCCAAGAGGGTAAAATGCACACCTGGCTGAGTAACTAAAGGATATATACATTATGGCTAACTTAAATGATGGTCTCACAGCTGGTCTGGCTGTTGTTTTGACTACGAATCTGGTTGACGCAGTACAATGGTTCAAACGTTCTCTACGAGTGGGGATATTACGATCCTGATGGGATTTGGCCCGCTGCTATCTCCAACAGATAACCTTAAGATATACACACACGGAGCTTTACACATATGCCTTTCAGATCACAAGACGACAACCCTAATAGCTTCCTAGTCAAGACAGACGAATGGAACTACAGGTTAGATCAAGATATTCAACCTTATTTGGAGTACGCCGCTGAACAGCGTAGGCTCAATGAGCTGAACCCAAATAGGCATCACATGCAACCTTTCGCTGTTATCCCTGATATTGTCTGGATTCATATCAAGACCAATTATGGGGTAGATATGCATGACCCTAACTTCATGCATGACGAAGAGGCCAAGAAGAAGTTTAAACGGATTGTAGCAGAACAGTTTCCTCTGTTACTCCTATCTAAATACAAAAGCTAAGGATGTAAACTAATATGGCTACACCTCTGTATAACGCCTTAAAGGCAAAAGTAAGGGATTGGGCTAATCGCAGAAGTACTGCAACAATCCCTGACTCTGTTGTGGAAGACTGCCTGAAGTACGGTGCAGAGGACTGTTACCAGCATCTTCGGGTTCCTCCATTAGAGGAGAATGTAGAGTACGTTATTACCGCTGATGATAACCCGGCTAATGCAGACTATTCTAAGATTCCACTCCCGCTAGACTTCATTGAGTTTATCTATGTCCGACGTCTACCGGGCTCCACTGGTGATCCCGGTATTATCTACAATGAGATCACCGACAATAGAACTTTCTTTGATCCTTATGCGGAGAAGTACAATCGCTATCACTTCGCTTGGAAGGATGATTATCTGTATATTCGTCCTCAGTTAGCAGTCGGCGAAGTACTTGAGTTTCAGTATTACAAACGGCTGGCTCTCCTGAATGCAACCTATTCTGTTATCTCTGCTAACTACATTATTGGTGTCGCAGATGCAGACCAGCCATTCTTGGAGTTGACAGGTGTCCTGTCTGATACACCCCTGTACTTCTCTACTTCTGGTGGTACGGAGCGGGTGTTCGACACTTATGCAGAAGCAGCGGCTTATGATCCAACAGTGACCACTAAGTATTACGTTGGTAGAGAAGCGGCGAACTGGCTACGGGATGAAAAGGAACAGCTACTCCTTTGGGCTTCTCTGTACCATGTTGGTGCCTACCTGTTTGATCAGGAAATGGAAGCTACCTATGCAGGACGTACTAAGGATACCATTGAAAATCTGAATAGAGAAGAACGTTATCGTCGGGCCAAAGGTGGAAATGTCCGTATTAATGTTAATACTAATGGAATGATTTAAGGAGCCGCAATATGGGCTACAGACAAGAACAAGGCGCTGTGGCTGGCGGCGTCGGGAGTCAACAGTTAGGGATTATTAACCAGCTTAATGATGTCACCGCGCAGAACGCTGCTAACGCTGCTTCTGCTGAAGCAAACGCAGAGGCGGCTCAACTCGCTGCAGAGAATGCTAGAGATGCGGCCTTGATCGCTCAGACTGCGGCAGAGACTGCGGAAACGAATGCAGAGACAGCTGAGGCCAGTGCGGCGAACAGCGCGGCTAATGCATCCGCGAATGCTATCGACTCGAACAACAACCGCATCGCCGCGCAGGCCAGTGCGGCTAGCGCTGCCAGTTCAGCCTCTGCTGCTGCCACTAGTGCAACAAACGCCGCCAATTCAGCATCGTCTGCTGCTAATTCGTCTACTAATGCAGCTAGTTCGGCCTCGTCTGCTGCCATGAGCGCAACCAACGCGGCTAGCTCTCTAGCAGCGACTGAGGCTGTCTACGATCAGTTCGACGATCGTTATCTAGGTGTCAAAGCCGCTAATCCAACATTGGATAATGACGGTAATGCTTTAGTTGTCGGTGCTCTGTACTTCAACAGTGTCTCTAACGAGATGCGCGTTTGGAATGGTACAAACTGGCAGGCCGCTGCGGCGTCCACTACTAAGAAGGAATCGTTCACAGCCACTGCCGGTCAGATATTGTTTAACGTGACCGGGGGTTACACTGTTGGGTTCCTCGATGTATACGTCAACGGTGTTCGCTTCCTAAGTGGTACAGACTACACAGCAACAGACGGTTCTACCTTCACAATGGCCACTGGCTTGACTGCCGGAGATATTGTTGAAGTGGTTGCCTTTGGGGTCTTTGATCTGGCTAATATGGTGGAGAAAACCGGCGATGTAATGACTGGTAATTACTCTATCACTGGTGATGTCAGCATCACAGGTACTCTATCCGCTGATAATATTGTCCCGAGCACTCCGTTTAGTTTCAGGAATAAGATTATTAACGGTGGGTTCGACATCTGGCAGCGCGGGGATGCGCAGTCAACGGACGGTTACGCGAGCGCGGATCGTTGGGGCCTTTGGCGGGCCGGTCACACGATGGTGATGGGCCGGACCGGGAGTTCCGCGCTATACGTCGTGCGAAGCGTTGTCAGCGGCACGAATCAGGCCAGCGTGTACCAGAAGATCGAAGGGCTGAGGAAGTTCTCCGGCAAAACTGTCACGGTTTCCTTTACGGGGTTGATGGAAAGCGGAAGTTCCAAGACGTTCGCGGTTGGGTTCATTCTCCACTATGGGACAGGTGGTAGCCCCTCGGCCAGTGAACAAGTGACAGCGCAGGCGTTCGTCGCCACGACGGCGGAGCAGCGGTTCTCCTTCACCTTCACCATCCCCAGCCTTACTGCCAAGACCTTCGGGACCAACGGCGACGACTCACTGGAGTTCTACATCGGGTTCCCGGCAGCGCAGGGTACTTTCGGGTCTGGCAGTGCGTTCGTGGTCAATGACATTCAGGTCGAGGAGGGCGACGTTGCCACCCCTTTCGAGCAGCGCCCGATTGGTCTGGAGTTATCGTTGTGCGAACGGTACTACGAGGTCGCTACTTATCTTCAAATGAGTAGCTACGGTGCTACTGCTAACTTTTTCGGCACCGTCTACAGGTGGCGAACGCGGAAGCGTGTGAACCCGGTAGTCACCATCGGCACCACGACATTCAGCAACGCAAGCGACCTTACTGTGGCCAACCAGTACGCGGACTCCGTGTATCTCTACGCGAAGGTGACCGCTACCGGACCGGCAGTGTGGGTGGCCGACAGCGTTCGTGCCGACGCGGAACTATAATGCGGAACCTAGTTAAACGGAGTTATGAATGAGTAACAATTTCAACTTAAGTCAAGCGGTAAACACTCCATTTAGTTTCCGCAATAAAATCATCAATGGTGGGTTCGACATCTGGCAACGAGGGACCTCCTCGGGGATGTGGGTGTCTCCCGTTACCTCATTCTTTTTAGCGGACCGTTGGAAAAGCGATACCGACGGGACTGGTGGCACTGGCTCACTGAGCCGACAAGCGTTCACCGTCGGGCAGACGGATGTGCCGGACAATCCTCGGTACTTCTTGCGTATGACGCAAACGACGGCACCAAGTGGTCAGACCTTCCACCGGCTAAGGCAGCATATCGAGAATGTTAGATTGTCCTCCGGCAAGACCTTCACAGTGTCGTTTTACGCGAAGGCCGACGCGGCGCGGTCGCTTGAGGTTTTCGGCCAGCATCAGTTCGGTACGGGTGGATCACCTAGCGCTGGTATTAGCGACATCGACCTCCAAAGCGTAAACCTCACAACTGCGTGGCAGAAGTTCACCGTGCAGTTGACGTTTCCCTCCATAGCTGGCAAGACGCTCGGGACTAATGGGGACGACTCATTTAACCTCTGTTTCGACTTTCCCAACAATACAGCATTCACCATTGACATTG